TGTCAGAATCATGAGTTCCAGATGAGTCACCTGAGAATCTAGTTTCTGCTTCGTTGAACAATGCTTCTCTATTAGAAGTTGAACCACCTTGATATCTTGCCTTCATAGCAAAGATTAAACCAGTTGGTCCATTCATTGGTTGAACACCACATACATCGTATGCGATTAAGTTAGGCATAGCACGTCTAACTAATGAGATTAAGACTGGGTCAAAATTGGACACACTTGAAGTATTGTTAGCAGGTGCGGCCTCAAATAACATAGTCTCATTTTGTTCTGCAATTGCTTTCTCTTGGTTTTCCAAAAGTGCCGCAGTTACGGAACGTCTGTGATTGTCTTTAATTTCACCAGCAGATTCTTCATCTAAGACTGGTTTCCATTTTTCAATCAATTGGTCGTAAGATTGTACTTCCATTTTCTTTTCCTATGTTTAATCTAAATTAATTTTTAGATTGAGTTTTTCTTAAAGCAGTAACGTACTTATCCATTGAAGAACTAGATTCGATTAACTCGTCACTTTCTCCTTCACTTTCTTCGGATATTATTTCGTCACTACCGCTAGGTTCGTTAGAGAAGTGTGCTTCTTTAACAGTTTTAACTTTTTCTGCAAATTTCTCTGCATCTTCAAAGTCAAGGTCGTTTACTAGAGTTTTTAACTTCTCAACTTGTGTGTCAGCAAGGTCGGAAGAAGATTCTCTGATAATTTCCTCTTTCTTCATTTCTTCTAACTCACCACTTTGGTCGATAACTTTCTGAGTAGTTTCATTGAGTTTAGACTCAAGTTCTTCTACTTGTTCAGCAAGTTCGTCAACTAGGTCAACTTTAGACTCAGGGACTTCGATGTAAGATTCACTAAATAAATCTTTCAACTTAGACATAAACCCTTCGGCGATTTCAGTTCTAAGACCGTTTTCGACTTGAAGTTCATTTTCCTTCATCCAATTTTCAACTACATAGTTAAGGTATGAATCGACTTTCTCAACCATTTCAGATTTAGTTGAAGACAATTCTTCTTCTAACTCTTCTTTGTATTGAGATTCTAATCTATCAATTTCTTCTGATAGTTTAGATTTTACTGCCGCTTCAAATATTACTGCAGTTTTTTCCTTGAACTCATCACTTAGAGTTGCTTCGGATTCGACTAGTGCATTAAGTTCTCCCATAGTGTCAACTTCTGGTGATTCAACAATTGCTTCACCTTCCATTTCTTCTACTTCTTCCTTTTTCATTTTATGATAACTAGCATACATGCTTTCCATGTCTGATTTAGACATTTTCAACATTTTGTCAGTCATCGCACTAATCATACCTGCTTTTGTTTTCGGTGCAGGTGCCTGCTTAGGTTTTACCGCATCGGCCGCTTTATCTACAGATGCAATAGACTCAGGTTCGCTTACTGGACTGGCGTCCTTAGCACTACCTTTTGCCTTTACACTTGACATTGCTTCCGCTTCTTCGAGAGTTTCTTCCACGATTTCGTTAACTACTTCATCAGTAGAAGTCTCGACCTCATCATTTCTGATTTCATCTGTCATAATTGACTCCCTATTAATTTCGAGATTTAATTAACGAGAGGAAATTTTTAAATTCTCTTACAGAAGTCTCATAAGCGACTTTTCTGGGAGCATTTTTAATTTCTGTCTCCATTTCTTCAATTTCTTGAGGTTTTAAAACACCGTTATTCCAAACCCACTCAACACCTTCCATTATACCATTAACAAATGCTTCTGGTGCCGATGGGTCTTGCACGATATCAACTGTGCTAAGAATGAAGTCCTCTCGGACTTGCATAGCGCCGTTTCTATTCTCAAGACTACCCATACCACGAGTTGACACTCCTAGTTGAACTCCGCCATCAAGAAGACCTTTTACAATCTTACCATTTGGCGTATCAAGTATTTGCGCCTTTCCTACTACATCAGTTCCCTCAAATTTGAGTTCTTTGATTAAGTGTGAAACTTTATCTAAATTAACAGTTGGTCCTTCTGGGTGATTTAATTCACCGACCGCTCTGTTAGTTTTTATTTGTTCTTTATCATATTTTGCAACTGCTTTTTCCATGATTGCTTTAGGATATACTCGACCATTTCTATTCTTCTTGTCGGTTTGTGCAAATATCCCTTGAATTTTATACTGCTTTTCACCAGCATCATTCTTTTCAACAATACATTCTAAACTACTTTCTGTATATTCTGTAATTAACTTCATGTAAGTTCCTTTATAGTTGCTGTTATTGCCCTTTCGGCATCTTTTTGATTCTTATACGAATCTAACTTATCACCATCCACATATGCGATAAACGGCAGACTACCAGTATCTTTGGTAATCACCACGTCTATACGATTCATCTTTTTCTTGAAGACGATTTTACCCTTAGGTTTTACCGCTTCTCTAAGCGAAAAAAATGTTTTCATAATAAGTTTTCCTCTTTTGTCTTATTATTTATACAAAAGAGGTTTTTTAAAACTTATGCTTCTATACTATCTGTAGATTCGTCTGAGATTTCGTCTCCAGGCGTCTCTGCTTCATCTGGAGTGTATTCAGGTTCTGGTATATCTATACCATTGTAGACACTATTAGCAAGTTCAACTTTTTTGTTGTCTAACATATCATTCATTTTAGTATCTAAGATATCTTTAAATGAACCTTCAGCACCATTTAAATCGCCATCTAATATCTGGTCAATCATATCTGCTTGAGGATTAGACATAACTTCTGCGGCATCATCAACTGCAGATGGCATATCGTCTTGGTCATGATATTCTACCTCTGTAGGTTGGTCTAATTCTAATTCAACTTCTTGGTCAGAAACATCATCAAGTTCTAATTCTTGTTGTTCTTCGTTTTCGTTAATCATAATTACGCCTTCTTAGTTGTTTTTTTAGCAGGTGCTTTCTTTTTAGCAGTTGCTTTTTTTACAGCAGTTTTTGCCTTAGTTGCAGTCTTTTTAACTGCTGTCTTTGTTTTCTTTGCAACAATCTTAGCATCTTCTTTATCAACATCACCATCACCGTCTTGGTCAGCAACACTTATAAACCATGCTTTAACTTTTGCATACAAGTCTTTTATATAATCCATTCTATTCTCCTAGATTAAAAGTTATCATCACCACCAGCATCTGCATCATCACCATCACCACCGGATTCGTTTTCTGCTTCTACTTGTGCTTTCATTTCGTCAATGTCTTCTTCGGACATTTGCATGACGTTTTTCATTACCCACTCACGTGAGAAATATTCACCTACATATTGAGATATTTGGTCCATAGTGTTTAATCTATTCTGTAATATCTCTGAGTCTTTCAACTCTGTAAAGTGATTATCTCTTAAGAAGTCAACAGTAATGTCGTTCTTCCAAAGATTCCAATCCGCATCAGTAATAATACCTTTGAGGATTAGTTGCTTTCTCAATATGTCAGTAAAGAGTTTTGAAAATCTTTTTCTTATTTTATCAATAAACTTTTGAAACTTAACTTCGTCACGATTAATTTCTGTACTTCTACCAAGACTAAATTGTGCTTCTTGTTCTAATCTACTAAGTGGTACGTTCAATGAACGATATAATCTTTTCTGAAAGTAAACGATATCGTCTATTTGACCTAAGTTTTCACCACCCGGTAGTGTAGTAATTTCTGTTCCTCTACCACCTTCACGTCTAGGTAACCAAAAGTCTTCAAGCATTGACATGTGCTTTCTATCATCTTTTAATTCACCAGTACTTGCATCGTACACTAACTTGTTTCGATAACGAGTCATAATGTCTTTCATATATGCTTCTGATTTACCTCTTGGCATATTACCAACATCAATATAGAATATTCTTCTTTCTGGCGCTCTTGCTAATCGATAGATTACAAGAGAGTCTTCCATCATTCTTAACTGATTGATTGGTTTTAATGCTTTGTGTAAATAAGATACAACTTGTTTCTTTGTTGGGTCCATAAGACCAGATGTAACATATGATACTGAATCGGGTGATAATCTTACACCCTGATTACTACCACTCTTTTCTTGAAAGATATAAAACTCTTCTATTTTATCTACAATCTTGGCACCAGTTGCAGGGTCTTTCTTGTATTTAACATTCTTAACTTTTCTTACTTTAGTAGCATCAATAGTACGAATGTCTTGTATACCAAGTTTAGGTTGTGATTCGTTTACTATTAAATGATGATATAGTCTACCATCAATGTAGTAAGACCTAAAGATATCAGTACCCATTTCAGTAAACTTCATCATACTAACAACTTTATTAAATTCTTCCATCATTGTTTTCTTGATGTTATCTGGTGCATCAACGTTATCAAGATTTAATTCAACTGGTCCTTCGTTTTCAGAACCTACGATTGCTTCGTTAACGATATCTTCTATCGCCGCATCTACTTCTGGGTGAACCGCAACACCACGATACTTAAGTACTAATTGACGATTATCTTTTGCTTGATTGCCGTCCATGTCAATGAACTGGCCATAGTGAGACCCACTTGCAGTTACATATCCAGCACCATCAGGGTCTGTAGGTGTAACCACTGATTGAAGTTTTTTCTTCTTTTCTTCTTTTTGTTTGTCTTCTGCTCTTTTTAGTTCGAAACCAAAAAGTTTCAGAATACTATTGTCTTGTTCTGCCATATATATTTCTCATATTATATTCAATTCGCCCATAATAAAGAGCAAGTTTTATTCTCACTCTTTATTTATATATGTTTTAAGACTAAGATGTAGTGTTACTTTCCCAATATTGTATTGCGAACTCAACTGTAAACTCTTCAATAGTATCTACTGTTTCGTAGTTTAAGTCAATTGCACTAATATTTATAGGGAATGCACCTCTAAAATTATAAGTCTTGATGACCGATTCGTCTCGGTCTAATTGTTCTACTTTTAAATCTGCTTGATAATCAACAGGATTAACTAAACCAGTATTTGCTTGGTGATTGTTAATACCATTCTGCCATCTTTCCATAGCATTTCTAACATTAAAGTCAGTATCATTGATTATTGTTGCTGTCCAAGATTCAAACGTTCTATCACCCGCTACTTTAAGTTGACGACCTCTAAAAGGTACAATTAACTCATTCATAACTGCCGCAGGTAATTGAGCGGCCTTACATAAAAATGAAGTCAATTCAACATCTGCTTCTGCATATGCAGGGAAGTTAATAGTCGCTTTAAAGAGATTAGGTCTAGCACCACCACCTCTTATTTTGGATTTAAAATCATCTACGCCCATTATTGCCATTACTTATCTCCTTAAACTGTTCCTACGACTTCTTCAAACTCTACACCAGTTCTAACTGCTACAAAGTTAAGAGTCACAAAGTTAATGCTTCTTGCAGGTTTAATGAATATACTTGAAATAAACTCGTTTCTATCTATAACTGCCGCTGTGTTATTTGTTGAATCACAAACAACTCTAAAGTCTGTTATACCCCTTCGACCTTGAATTTCTCTTAAGAAAGGTTCGACAATGTTTACGAATTCTGCACGAGTAAATTCATCGTTGAATTCAAACATTACGTTTCTACCAGCAATTGCAA